GCATCCCTGGCTGCATTACCGGCTGCACTTTCTGCCGTCTTTCTTGACAATTCAGCATCTGCTGCACTTTGTGATGACTCACTGGCTTTTTGAGCGGCCGCAGAGGCCGAGGACGAGGACGCCTCCTCTGACTGCTTTGCAGCGGCTGCACTTTCTGCCGCCTGCCGGGCTGACTCCGATGCATCCCCTGCTGAAGTGTCAGCATTTGCAGCGCTCTCTTCTGCCTGACTGGCTGATATGCCGGCATTCCTCGCTGATGTCTCCGCCTCTCCGGCATTCTTCTTCGCCTCCTCTGCGTGACGCGCCGCTTCTTCCACCATCAGTTCAAAACGACGCATTGCCTCCGGCCGGACGTCATCCTCCGACATGGCACCGAGAAAATCATTCAGCGTCCCCGGTTGAGAATCTTCATACACGGTGATGGTCCCGGCATGTGATGGAGGGAATCCCTCCACCAACAGAGTGACGCTGTACTGACCATACTCGACGTCCATGCTGTAACGCCCTGCCTCATCCGGATTTTCAGAGGCCACCGTGTTCACCACCACCGTGGTGCTGTTACGTCTGGCTTTCAGTTGAATGGTGCAGTTCTGTATTGGTTTTCCTGTGCCGTCTTTCAGCACACCTGAAATCTTTACTGCCATATTCACCCCACAAAAAAGCCCGCCTGAACCGGCGGGCTGTCATAACACTGTGTTACCTGGCTAATCAGAATTTATAGCCGACACCCACGATGAAACCGTCAGTGCGCCAGTCGCCACTGCCGGAACCTTCATAAGCAAGGTCAATAACCACCGTCTCTACGGGACTGAACTGAATCCCGGCATTCCAGGCCGGCGACAGATGACGCGCAGTATGACCATCACTGGCGGTGGTGGTCTCCTTCACATACCCCGGTTTCACTTCATCACGCCGGTAATCCTGAACACTGTCAGACCAGCGGGTGTACGCCATCCCGGCCATGCCATAGAGACTGACCCGCTCACTGAGCTGCCAGACAGGGCCGGCCATCAGACTGACATAACGACCGCGCAGGCTTTCATAATGGAAGGTATTTTCACCCGTCTTCATCGTGTCACTTTTCTTCACCGATGCATAACTCAGCGCGACAATGCCGCCCAGGTGATCCGTGAACTCATAACGGTATTTCACATTAATCCCTTTTAAATCACCTGCACGCGCACCGGTACCGGACAATGCCGGTACGCCGCCCGGGTGAACCTGAGCATATCCCACGGAAAATGCACCGTGTCCGCTTTCAGCCTGTGCAGGAAAGGCAATTCCTGCCAGCAGGGTAGTAAACAATAATATCGTTGCGTATAAATGCCGCATGATTACCTCTTTGTTTTCAGTCAATAAAAAAGGCACCTCCTGAGGTGCCCGTCCGGGTTAATAAACCGTCAGCTGATACTGATCCCTGCCGTGGATTTTTTCATGACCACAACCAGTAAATCACTGATGTACGTTGTCGGCGTCCAGTTGTTCGCACCGGCCGACGACACATTAAACGTCAGGGTGACATGACCCCGCCCTGCCGGCATATCTATCACCGATGAGAACACCCGGCTGACATCCGTTGCCGGTTCATGGAAAATCTCAACCCCGTTCTTCAGCACCTGCAGCTTACAGGTGGAATACCAGTACGACTGCTGATTCGGGCTGTTGAAATTCTGGTGTTTCGTCCCGCGAAACAGCACCGGGGGAATGATAATCTGCCGGTCGAAGCCCTGGTCATCGTAAACTGTGACGGTTACCGTCCCGCTGGCATAACTGTTATTCCGGGGAAAGGCTTTCCCCACCGTCTTCACCAGGTCGCCTTCAATCTGGTTTGCAGACAGTTTCCCTCTGATGACACAGTTCTCGTTAATGGTGACATTATTGAGCGTGCCGGTATTCGCGGTAATTGCTCCGCTGATATCCGCGTTCCTGGCTGTCAGCTTCCCTTCCGGCGTCAGGGAAAACGTCGGGGGATTGCCGGACGAGGTGATACTCACCGCAAACAGCCGCTTCAGGAACACATCGTTCATGAACAACTGATTCCCCTGCGCCACAAATAACGGCGTGGTGTTGCCGTCCTCCGGGTTAATCATCGCAATACGGTCAGCCAGCAGCAGTATGTTGCTCAGGGGCTGGCCATCAGTATCCTCAATCCCCGCTCCAATACCGGCAACATAGGGTATGCCATTTTTTGTTTTCTGTACCTTCAGCATGTAAAGTGCAGCAAGGTCATCATTTGTGTCCTTCTGCACGCGCTGTATCTGCTGAATGGTGGCGCTCTGGTCTTCCAGCGTTTTACTGACCGTCTGTGTGATTTCATTGCGGGTTTCGGTGATGGTGGTCTTCATCTCCGCCATCTCATCCGCAAGCTGGCTGTTGTCTATCAGCTCCCACAGCCCCTGAGCCAGATGCAGTTTTCCTATTTTTTCCCGAAACAGCCCCAGATACCCTTCTGCATCATTGCTGGCCCGGCCACTGGCTTCCACAAACGCAGATTTCCCCACCAGGTTGACGCTGCGCACGTAAAACCAGAAATCCTTCCCGGGCTTAATGTGCGGGCCGGATACACTCCACTGACTGCCGGTCCCCAGATAACGGGCAGAGGTTTCCACCTGAGATGTGTCTGCGATTTTTGTCTCCGAAAACCAGAACTCAAACTGTACCGTCGGGTCATACACCGCAAGACGCGGGACCGCCGTTATCTGAAAATACCCCGGCGTCAGTTCAATGGTGGCGGGTTTTGCTGGCGCGTTAATCCGGAAGGTGGTGGTGGCCGGTTCGCCCTGCTGGCCATAACTGTTAATTGCCCTGACTGTCAGGGTGTATTCCCCGAGCGGCAGGCCACTGAAACGGTGCGCCGTGTCTGCGGTGATGGCGGTGGTCACCAGGCGGCTGTTTTCACCGCTTCCACTGGTCAGGCGCAGACTGAAGCGCACACCCTTCACCACCCGCGGCGTGTCCCATTTCGCCTGTGCCAGATACTGACCGTCAGCCGCGCTCACCTCCACCGTCAGGTGCTGCACTGCCGGTGGAATAACGCTGTTCAGGGTGCCTGACTGCGGCTCAAAGCTGGCCCCGTTATCCACGATGGCTTCTTTTTCCGGTACGTGCTGCACCGCCGTGATGGCAAAGGTGCCGTCCGTGTTTTCCCGGATGGAGACACAGCGGAACAGGCGACGACGCAGTGACGGCAGGGAGAGCCCCCATACACCGTATGTCTCCACACCATCAGGCAGGGTGCTGACCTGTATCCGGTCCGGCGCGGGGTGTGCAGTGATGGCCACGCTCACCGGCTTACCGCTGCCGTTAATCAGGTTCACCGTGGCGGCACCTGTCTCCGGCAGGGTCACCTCACGGTCCAGTGTCAGGGTGCGGCTGGCGGCATCGATGGACAGGATACGTCCGCCGGTCATGGTCCCGGCATAGTCGTTATCACAGATTTCAATAATGTCACCGGGTGTGTGACGCAGCCCCTGTGACCCGAGCGTGAAATCCACCGTCTGCGTTTCCAGCAGTCCGGTCTTTATCACCCACAGCCCGGCACGGTGGGCCTGACCGCGACTGGTGCAACCGAACGCATCCATCTTCAGCAGGTTGCGCCCGTAGCGCAGTATGGCTTCCGGGTCTTCCACCAGTTCCGTGGAGGTCTGCCAGCCGTTCTGCGGGTCGGTGTAATTCACCTCCACCGCCGTGTGGCGGTCCTTCAGGGCGCTGAAGCTGTAGCGAAACCCCACGCCGTTATCATCCACCACCACATCGCAGTTGGTGTACGGCCACACCACATCCGACGGGCGGTCCTGAACGAACGTCAGCGTCTGGCCGTTCCATACCGGCATACAGCGCATCGCCGAGCAGAAATCACTGAGAACGTCCCACGCCTTACGCTGTTGTGACAGGTACGCATTAAAGGTCATCCGCGGCTCTGTCCCTCCGAAGCCGTCCGGGACACGCTGGTCACAGTACTGCCCGATGGCATACAGCGCCCATTTGTCCACGTCCGCGGCCCCAGGCGTTTCCCCATCCCGTAGCGCGGGTGGGTCAGCATGTCCCACAGACACCAGGCCGGGTTGTTGCTGTATGCCGGTTTCAGACTGCCGTCCCAGATACCACTGTACGTGCGTTTTTCCGGGTCATAGTTTGACGGCACCTGGATGATGCGACCGCGGATATGGTAGTTCACCGTCATCTGCTGGCCGCCGAACTGCTCCGCATCCACCTGCAACCCCACAATCGCCGTGTTCGGGTAGCACTGTTTCACATCGATGATTTCGGTGTATGACGACCAGAGCGTCTTATTCTGCAGCTGGTCCGAGGTGTTGTCCGCTGTCTCCCGGACCATCCGGATGTTAAAGGGCCGCTCAGGCAGATTCTCCAGAATCACCGACGCCAGGTACTGTGAGGTGGTCTTGCCGTTAATGGTGACATCCTTTTCCGTCACCCAGTTACCGTTACGCTGCAACTGAATCAGCAGTCGGACAGAAGAGGGATTACGGTCGCCCTTTGAGGTGGTCTCCAACAGTGACTGCACCCCGAAGGTGACCCGCAGGCGGTCAATGTTCGCGGACGTAATGGTGCGCGTCACCGGCTTTACCTTCGTCACTTCCACGCCCAGTGCGGTTTCCGCCCCGGAGGACTCAAAGCCTTCAGGTGGTGTCTGCTCCTGCTCCCCGGCGCGCCAGACCGCTGTCACACCATGTATCACAGGATTGCCGTCCGTGTCCGTCAGCGGGGTTTTGTTCACCAGGATACTCTGCAGCCCCTTCACCGGACCTTCAATCGGCCCTTCACCAATGGCATCAATCACGCTCATCATCTGCGTGGACTTAAGATTGTCCTTTACCTCAACCGGCGTGTGCGCCCTGCCGCCACCTTTACCCATAATGTTCCTCTCAATTGGTATTATTAATCGCAGTGATAGGATATTGCACAGCTATTGCGCGATATCATCAGAACGCTGTTTGTTACCCTGTAACCAGCAAGCTCAGTCTGTTAACGGAATTAATGAGGGTTTTATGAAATGTAAAATCATTGCTGCCATTGCCATGCTGACAGCAGCATCATGCGGATACGCAGCAGAACAGGAAGTCCCAATGAACCTTGTCAGTGCTGACGGAAAAGAAGTCAGCATTGGAAAAATAACCATTCAGGAGACCCCCTACGGTCTGCTGTTCACACCAGCCCTTCACTCTCTGTCTGAAGGCATTCATGGTTTTCATGTGCACGAAAAAGGAAATTGCGCCCCGGCACTGAAAGACGGAAAACCGGTCGCAGCATTATCGGCTGGCGGTCACTTTGACCCGAAAAACACCGGCAAACATCTTGGCCCCTGGTCTCCGGATGGACACCTGGGCGACCTCCCTGCGCTGTTCGTGACGCATGACGGAAAAGCGAACTACCCGGTCCTGGCCCCGAGACTGAACTCATTAAAAGAGATTAAAGGGCGTTCTCTCATGCTTCATGCTGGCGGTGATAACCATCATGACCATCCGGAGCCCCTGGGCGGTGGTGGTGCGAGAATGGCCTGCGGCATCATTCAATAATCAGTCAGGTAAGGGGCGGGCCCCTTACCTTTATTCCTCAGGACGATAAATCCTTTCTCCCTGAAAAGAACGGCACATCCTCCCTCTCTGAGTTAATGTTTTTGTCGTGACATAAGAATAATTCCTTACACTCAATCTTCGTAACTCTCCCGCAGTTCCTGTCCGTGAGCACTGCGGGATTTTTTATGTTTTATGCCTGCCGCCCGATAACCACCACCTTCCCGTCACCGCCTTCATCACGGGTACTGATGTCCTGAGAGATTCGCCGGGAGCCAACCAGCATTTCACCGTAAGGCACCGGCATCGGGTTCCCCTGGGCAATCATGTTATCCAGCGAGGAAAAGTACGTGTTCTGTTTACCGTTATCCGTGCTTTTGTACTCCGGTACTTTAGCCTTCGGGGCAAGCATCTGAGCCACACCACCCAGTATCATGCTGGCCCCCAGTGAAAACAGCATCGTGGTGGCAGAAAAACCACCGGCTGCCAGGGCTGAACCCCATAACGCCATTGATGCCCCGGCCGTGAAGAACGACCCCACGATGGCTGCCGCCCCCAGCACAATCTGCAGTCCACCCTTTCCGGCCCCGGCCAGTCGCGGCACAATGTGGATGACCGTTCCCTCACCCAGCTGTTCGTGAAGACGGGCGTACACCGCCTCCGGTGCCGTGTCCTCACCGCGAATACGTATCTGGTACCAGCCTTCGTTCATCTGACGGCGGAATCCCGGCATCTGCATCGACAGGGCACGGATGGCTTCCGCTGCCGTGTTCACATACAGGCTGAGGCGGCGGCCAAATCGTTGTAAATCCCCGTGAAGGCAGATACGTGCCAGTGGCGGTGACGCCAGGCTGAATGCGTTCGTCGTTGCCATTTTTCGGAATACCTCTCCCGTTTACTCAGTTGTTCAGGCAGATGGTGAAGCAGCTCACCGTTGCCGCAGTAAATGGCGGCATGATTGGCCACCGATGCGCCAAAGCAGCACAGCAGGATATCGCCCGCCTGTGCAGAGGACAGGGGCACCCGGTAAAAGCCGGTGACCGCCATATTGTCCAGGTAAAGGTTCTGACCGTTACGCCACCAGTCATCCTCACGCTCAAAATCCGGCATATCAATTCCCGCCAGATGGTATGCATCCCGGAACAGCGTGTAACAGTCCGTCACCCCGTGCTCAAAGCGCCGTCCTGTCAGATGTGGCACACAGCGGAATTTATGAATTTCCCCCCGGCAGACCAGCCACCAGGACAGTGCACTTTTTATCTGCAGCCGCCGGTCGGCCTCGCTCAGCCAGGGCAGACCACCGGGGTGGCTGTGGACCAGCGCCACAATCTCCCCCTGCATCTCTGCCCGCAGCCAGTCTTCCGGTGCAATACGAAAATACGCCTCCGGCTCTGCAGAGATATTCACACAAGGGATATACCGCTCCCCCTCCGGCGTTCTCACCACGAAGCCGCACGACTCCGCAGGCACACACCGCCGGGCATGCGCCAGAATCGCTGATTCTGTCTGTGTCATTGGATTTACTGCGAAAGTTTATTAATGGAAAGGAAACCGCCAAAATTAGCCACCATGCCGCGCATCTCACACCCGCGCATGCACTTGCTGCATCTGTCCTTACGGATATCCGTGGTGGGGGTGTCGAACTCATCCGCCACCGCAGGACCGTTATACCCGCATTCATCTCCCCGGTAATCCCACATACAGGTGTTCGCCAGCATGATGCGACCAGGAAACAGCGCTCCGTCCGTCTCCGTCGGTGTTGCCAGCACAAACAAGGCTGTCATGGCCGTCAGCTCTGACATCTGCTCCACCACCCAGCGGTCGCTCAGCTCCTGCTCCGGGTCCGCTTCCGGATTGCCCGCCACAAAATTCACCGCATC